TTACGTTCAGCGCCTGGTCGTACCGTTGGGTACGGCTAGTAATCGCCTGATCAACAAATTGTCCTAGAGCGGCTGCATCCTGATTCGCCGTCTGACCCGCTGTATTTTCATCGAATCCCGCCTGCATGTATGTCTGCTTGCGTTGTGCAGCAAACTGCTGCTGCTGGTGAACTCGAGGATCATACTGAGGTTGTGCCGGCGCTCGCGTAGCTTGTGCTTGGCCTTCGAGTCGTGCCAGTCGCTCTCTAAGCTCCTGGGACTCGCTAGCCTGTGGGCCAAGTTCACCGATTTTGCTTTGGGAATTTAAGTAACCTTTTTCGAGGTCTTCGACGGTTTTATATTTACCGGCTAGGAGTGTCTCTTCAGGTTCTTGCTCCTCGGATTCCTCGGCGGGACCATGAATATCCGCCTCTACCTCGCGCTGCGTAGCCTCGTAGGCTTCTTCAATACGATCCGTGTCCTCATCATCGAGGGGGATGCCAGCAGCTATTGCCGCAGCGGTTTCGCTGGCTTCTACGTCTTCTGGTGCAGGCGAGCCAAACTCGGTATCTGCCACTTGAAGCTCCTTTGTTATCTAACCACTCAAATGTTGTGTCTCATTAACGACCCCGATCTGGGACTCTCCCAGTCGGTTCTATATTAACTGTTGTTCTAGGACCAGTAATAACTGGTACAGCCATACTTTAAGTTCCGTCCCAGAAATCACCCACGTCACCGGATCGAACTGACTTGGCTGGATCGCGCCTCCGAATCCGCCTGTTCTTCTTTGCAAGCTTATTCACGTCACCGGATCGAACTGACTTGGCTGGATCGCGCCTCTTACTTGCAAGGATCTTTATTTTCTTGTCCAGTCGAGATTGTCGCTGTTCTCTCTCGATCTTTGGCGACCAGGACTTGCCTGTCTCCTGCTTCTTACGAATTGAGGTGAGCTTCTGACGCAATCTGGGTTTGGACTTTAGTTGCTGTTGAATCTTACGTTTAGCAGCTTTGCTCAGTGGAATCTTTGGAATCTTTTGGGGCATTAGCTAGCCTTCTTCTTGGTCTTCTTTTTAGCTTTTCTCTTCGGTGCTGGCGGAGGTGGCGGGGGATTAAGGACAGCATCGCATACGCGAACAATCATTTGGCGCAGTTGATCGTCAATAGTTCCGCCATTTTCAGCTACCGACTGGAGCGAGCGAGTTTCATCTTCACTCAAGCCGGGTAATGATGTTGGTGTAGCCATTAGTATCTCCTGAATGCTGATGGTTTAGAAGCCTCTAATTCTCGGAGTTTTATTTTTGCTCCAGAGTCCATCTTCGTATTTGCAGCTACAGCCTCTATACCACCAACGATTATACGAACGGCTTTGAGCTGCGCCTTATGTTCTTCTGCTGAAATCTCCCCTGAAAGGAACGCTGTCTGACTTCTAGACTCAAAGTCTTGCCATAATTGCTGAACCAAGGGCCATCCATCGGATTCAACCACCGTCAGCATTTTTGCGGCATCTTCAACTTGTTGATTCAGGTTTTTTACATATCCAGCCAACTGAGGATTCGGATCGTCTTCTTTATTGAACAAACCTAATCTCATTATTGTATTTGTTGATTTCCGAGGCCAGCGAGAGGACCACCGCCGCCGCCTTCCTGTTGAGCTGCTTTCATCGCCTCCTGGACCATCGCCTTGGGATCCTGCATCTGCTCCATACGCTGCTGCATGGATACAAGCATCTTCTCCGGGTTAGGAATGTTGTAAGCCTTGAGGAAATGCTTGATTAGTTCATCAGCGACAATCACGCCACCCTGAACAAAGGGACCAAGAGACTGTAAGGCTAGTGCGGCATCTTGTCGCAACTGGGCTTTGGAGAGGGGAAGCGCCTGATCTAGTTCAGGGCGAACGTCCCAATCGCCAGAAATATCTTCTGGGGAGACTCTAATGTCCTCAGTTATTCCATTACGGTTAATCCTGATCTGCTTTTCTTCAGTCGTGAACTGCTGCTCAAGAGCAATGATCCAACGCCCAACGGGTATTAGAAAATGATTCTGCATATCAAGAATTTTCATTCGAGTACGCGCCGCAGCGAACTCTGCCTTGATCTTGTCGGAGGTGGCGGTTGGTCTACCTGCATTAAAGGCCAAACCCCTCAAGATATCAGTGGCCCCCGTTATTCTCTGGACATCCTGGTCCAGCATCTCTTCTTCCCTGTAGGTAGAGAAGGGAACATCGGCGTTAACCAAAGGTTGTACAGCGTTTGGAATATCCATGTGGACGATCCCGCCGGGACGAGACATGAGTTCGACATCATCAATGCCGGCGTTGTTCATCACAGACCACATGCGATTGACGAGCTGGTGGATGTTGTCCATTCGGGAGTTACGAAGATCAGACTTCTCTTCCTGAAAAGACTCGGCAATCTCAGATTCCCCGATACCCATGGCCTCATGGGGCATACGGATATCGTTGACGATTCCCACTGGAATATCTCCGTGCCACAGAGGTGAGGTTTCGTCCCGCAGAACTACTTTCCGATTACCGAGCCAGATAACACCATCTTCCTGGCGACTAAAGCCCCGATCACCAAACATGCACAGGATTTCCACCTGGTGCATTGTTCTATCAATTGTATTGCTATCCAATCCAATAAGTTCTAGTCGTTCTTCGATCCCCTGTTGTGCTTCATCTGATTCAACATCAGGCAGCGTAGATTCCCGAAGAGCGTTCAGGGCTTTTTCCTTAATGATCCCCTGATCCGCCATCATCTGAAGATGCTTGAACGGAAGGATAAATCTAATAATTAGCCAGTCAGATTTTTCCGCTGGTGGCCCATTGATCATCGCCTTACCGGGTTGCAGGAAGACATTGAATATATCCAGAACCTGAACCTGTGGGCCATCGTGCATGACGACAGGGATCTGAGCTACTTGGGGGATCGTTACTTCAAACGGGGATCCTTGGTTCAAAGTTTGAAATTGATGAACCTTCATGGGGCGCTCATCATAGAGCCAGTCACACAGGAATGGACTCCATCCGTAGATTAGCGCCTGGCGCATCATTGTTATCTGCTTCTGGACAAGCTCCATCTTCTCAACGTCGTACTCGAAGATAGCCTTCCACATCTCAGCCTTTTGAGGATCAGCGCCCAAGCGAGCTACAGGTCGAAGCTCTAGCTGGTCGCCTACAACGTGAGGTAGATGGGTTTCGACAGTATCGAAGATTACCGGCATGACCATATTAGAGGTCCAAGGGTAATCAGGTTCTGTGCGATAGGCGCGGTATCCCTGGTAATAGCGGATAAAGTCATCGCGCTTCTGGGCGTAATAATCGTGGGAGAGCTTCAGGCGAGACAAAACTAAATTCACACGAGGATCGTGTAATGATCCCTCGCCGCCCTCTACCCTTAACTTCTCTGAAAACTCAACGACTCGTTCGGAAGGAGTCTGGGCCATTATTTATTTCTTTGCTTCCTGGTAGCCAGCGTTTAATTCAAACAGTGCGTTTGTATTTTTGTTTCCGTGCTGAACCATTGATGAGCCACCTACCGCTGTAGCTACAACCCAATCACGCCCGTTCGTCGGCGAGCGTTTCGCCTTCGGTATGTACGCCGCGTCCTTGTCCTTCATTTCCCCACACGAACCATGGTTGGATACATACAACCCGTCCTGCCACTAGGTCGCCACTCCTGCCGGTACTTATGTGGCTGTCTGCCACGAGCAGCAGCAAGCGTAGTTCGACCTATACCAAAGTATCTTACAGCATCCATCCAGTGGTTTGTCCAGTCCTTAACCGGAGAATCCGTATATGGTTGTTTAGGGTCATCTTTGGGATTTCGCCCTCGACGGTAGTGAATAAAGGCCTCCCAGACAGATGGACACTTATTTCTTGATATAAAAAGTTTTCTTCTTTTTAGTCGATCATTAATTATTTGAATACCATCTAACCATTTACTGTATTTACTTTGGATCTTTATATTGTGCTGGTTATAAACAGAATGATAGCTGGTTGTCTTACTATCGTCTGATTTTCTTGTTTGTAAAACTATATTATCGACCTTGCCGGCGGGATCCCCGTAAGAACCTGTGAGTCCAGCGATACCGTCATTAGGCATCCTAATTAAATTGTAAGGTGGGGCATTTAAAATATTAACTAATGCCTCGCAGTTATCCCAGACTGTAATAGCACCTGAATCCGAGTTCTTACCACCCTGGTATTCATCAACGATGTACCAGGTGTCGTCTTTATCTACCTGAATAAACACACACGTTTCTTCGTTAACGCCGTGATCGTGTGAAGTGTACAGAGGCAAGCTTGGATCGTACTCGAGCCCCTCGACAAGATGCACCTCTTCATCGAATGCACCGAAGATTCTGCCCTCTACAGCGCCGGAATAGCTGATTTCAAGCTCTCTGGCGATCTGTTCGGGGGTCATTCCATCAATAGCCTGCTCGTACCATTCGTCCCCACGGAGCGGATGTAGGGTCCAATGTAGCGATAAATGGGCCATTTTCTTGGTTGTATCGGTAGCTAACCGCCCAAAACAGTGGTTTCTACCCTCTCTCGGGGGCGTAGAAAGCAATATAAGGCCTCTTTGGCAGGCATATTTCATTGATTCCAGGTTTGCTTCCCCATAAGGCCAGTGACCAAACTCATCTGCTACAGCTCTACGGTACTTACCA